CTCAAGACCACAGACGTCATGAGCCCAGAGGATTACAACAACATCGGCAGGGAGATCGGCCTGACGTTTGAGGGCAAAGACTTCACGTCTCTGGACGGCGGCATAACCCTGCCTACGATTGGTGGATCAGGGGCACGTTACCTGCAGCTGGACAGCCGAGCGCGTCTGCGTATGATTGACATCGAGCAGGAGTACAACGAGGAGGCGGATTGGAACTTGTTCTTTGCCAAGCTCAAGCAGTTGTCGGCTCAGTTGGTTGAGTACAAAGCAGCGACAGACAAGTATGACTTTGTTGATATGATCGAGCAGTACGTCAACCACGGCGAGGTTCCCAGTCTGGACTATTTGTTCATTGACGAGGCTCAAGACTTCACACCTCTACAGTGGGAAATGGCCAAGAAGATTGCTGCGTCTGCGGACAACGTGTGGATCGCGGGCGATGATGACCAAGCCATCCACCGTTGGACAGGCGTGGATGTGAGTCTGTTCAACAAGAGTTCGGACAACATCGAGGTGCTGTCCCAATCCTACCGCATCCCCAAGGCCGTACACAGAGTGGCCAACATGATATCCAAGAGGATCAGTGGTCGTCACGAAAAGATTTTCACTTCCCGTGATGAGGAGGGATGTGTTCAATACGCAAACTATCTGTCAGAAATCCCACTTAACGAGGGGTCGTTTACTCTGATGGCTCGGACGAATGGGTACGTTTCTGAGATGGCAAACTTTCTCAGGTCGTCTGGGTTCAAGTTTACCCGCAATGGACGGTCCAGTATCTCCGAGGAACTGGTGGCGAACCTGATGACGTGGGATGCGCTGTGCCAAGATAAACCTGTCGGCGTTGCACAGATCAAGGTGCTCTACTCTGGCGTAAGGAAGCAGGGCAAAGACGCGGTCGTTCGCAGAGGATCGATGCAGTTGCTGGACGCTCTGGCATCGGACGACATGCTGGACATGGACACTCTCATCAAGGACTACGGTCTGCTGAGAGATGCATCTACCAGTTCGTTTGATGCGCTGAATGTTGCTCGATCTGAGCGGGACTACATCGCCGCGATTTTCCGCCGCGGCGAGGACCTTCTGTCGGTGCCACGTATAAAGGTGTCCACGTTCCATGCTATGAAGGGTGGAGAAGATGACAACTGTGTTGTGTGGACAGCCTCAACAAAGTCATGTGAGACGAGCAAGTTCCCTGACGATGAGCACCGAGCGTTCTACGTGGGGGTTACCCGAGCCAGACACAACCTCTACATCCTGCAATCCGACAACAAGTATAGGTATTCTCTATGAATGGAATTGAAGCAATCGCAATAGTCGCAACACATGTTTGCGAAAACCCAGACATCAAGCCGAAGGATCGAAGGAGAGTGATGGTAGAAATGCTTGAACCAATGTTAGAGGCCTTGTTCGGGTCTGAGTACGAACCGTATGAAAAGAATGCCTCCGTCCAAAAGGGAGACTCAGATGAAACGTGATGAAGTATTAGACACCGCAAAAGAACTGATCAATGGACAGAGGGCCAAGGACTACGGAGATGCATTCGATAACTTCGAGCGGATTGCTGTAGGTTGGAACGCTATTATCGGAGAGGCACTAACGACCCACGGTCATGTGAACGCGCAGCACGTTGCTTTGATGATGGACTGGTTGAAGACAGCACGTCTGCTCAACGATCTCACCAAGGCGGATTCGTGGATCGACAAGTGTGGGTACAGTGCGTTGGGCTCGGAGTTCTCTGACCGTGAGAATGACATCCAATCGCGGCTGGACGTACATCTAAAGCGAGCCATCAGAGTATCTGAGAAGGATAAGGCATGACCCAGAACAATCTTTTCTCTGCCGAGGGCGGTGAGCACAGCGACCTGAACTTTCAGATGAAGGGTGAGATGAACATTATCGAGGATGATTGGAACATCCCCACTGAGTACCCTGATCTAACATCGTACAAAGAAGTTGCCCTCGATCTGGAGACCAAGGACCCAAATCTTCTTACACTGGGCCCAGGATGGGCGCGTAACGATGGGCATATCATCGGCATTGCTGTTGCAGCTGGAGAATACAAAGGGTACTTTCCTATCCGCCACGAGAATGGGCACAACCTTGATCCACGGATCACGATGAAGTGGATCAAAAAGCAGATGTCTGTCCCCGAGATGGACGTGATCATGCACAACGCGACCTATGATGCAGGCTGGCTCCGTGCCGAGGGCGTCGAGATCAAGGGGCGTATCATCGACACGATGGTTACGGGTGCTCTGGTTGACGAGAACCGTTGGTCCTTTGGCCTTGATGCGATGGCGCGTGACTACGCTGGTATCCGCAAGGACGAGAAGCTGCTCAAGGCTGCGGCGATAGAGCGTGGCCTGAACCCTAAGTCAGAGATGTACAAGCTGCCACCTAAGTTTGTTGGTGGGTACGCTGAGATGGACGCTGTTGCTACGCTGGCTTTGTGGCAAGCCCTGAAGGTGCTGATCGAAAAGGATGCACTGTGGGATGTCTGGAACCTCGAGATAGGTCTGATCCCATGCATGCTGGACATGAGATCCAAAGGTGTGCGTGTTGATGTGGATAAGGCCGAGCGCAACAAGAAGACTCTCCGTGAGCAGAGTAAATACCTGCGTGGCATCGTTGAGAAAGAAGCGGGTATGGAGGTGGACATCTGGGCGTCCGCATCTATCCAAAAGATGTTCGACAAGCTGGAACTTGAGTACCCAAGGACCGAGAAGGGTGCGCCGTCATTTACCAAGTCGTTCCTCAACGACCACCCAGCAAAGATTGCACAGGTTCTGGTTAAGCTGCGTGAGTTTGACAAGGCAGACAGCACGTTTATTGACAGCATTCTGCGGCATGAACACAACGGTCGTGTCCACACCGAGCTCCACTCCACACGGAGGGATGAGGGCGGCACTGTTACGGGTCGGTTTTCTTCGTCGAACCCAAACCTACAGCAGATTCCGGCACGGGACCCAGACATCAAGAAGTTGATCCGAGGACTGTTCATTCCAGAAGATGGGTGCGAGTGGGGATCGTTTGACTACTCGAGCCAAGAGCCACGGTTACTGGTCCACTTTGCGTCTATGATTCCTTCGACCATCCGACACCCTGTCGTGGACGAGATCGTAGAAGAGTTTAACAACGGCGACGTTGACCTCCACCAGATGGTTGCGGACTTGGCCAACATCACACGTAAGCAAGCCAAGACCGTGAACCTCGGCATTATGTACGGCATGGGCGTGGCAAAACTGGCGGATCAGCTGGGCATTTCCAAGGACGATGCCAAGGATCTGATCGCAAGACACCATGACAAGGTTCCATTCGTTAAAGGGCTGGCGGATATTGCCAGTAAGCAGGGCGATAAGAACGGGCAGATACGCACCCTACTGGGCCGTAAGTGCCGCTTCCACCTTTGGGAGCCTGTGACCTTCGGAGCAGGCAAGCCTTTGCCTCACGACGACGCTATGAAGCAGTACGGGGGTGTGGGTGGCAGAGGCATACGCCGCGCGTTCACATACAAGGCCCTGAACAAGCTGATCCAAGGATCGGCGGCAGACCAAACTAAGAAAGCTATGCTGGATTGCTATAACGAGGGCTTCACGCCTATGCTGACAGTACACGACGAACTATGTTTCAACATAGATAGCCCCGAGCAAACCGCTCGGATCAAAGAGATCATGGAGACGGGCATCAAACTAGCGATTCCATCCAAGATCGACGTAGATATAAAAGCCGATTGGGGAGAAATTGAATGATGCACGTAGAAGATATTAAAAGCCTGAAAGCATTGGGATTTAGGAAGATGCACCCCCTCCAAGTGGAGGCCCTGTTGTTGTTTGTACAGGACGCACTGAACCTAGCCGCGATGACCTCGGACAAAGAGATCGTTGCCGACGTTGAGCAGTCAGCGGACGAACTGGTCCGCCTGTTCGGTGGCAACGGTGTCTCTGTTAAGTTCGAAGAAGACTGATCACTGACCCTGCTGGCGGCGTAAGATTTCCTCATTGGCAGCTTGCGCCGCTGGATCACTGCCCAGAACAGATGGAGCGTAGGTCCGCGCACGTTGCAGCAAGTTCCCTGCTCCGGTAATCGCGTCACCCGCTACATCACTGATCGCATCCGTCGCTCTGCCCACAAAGGTCTCACTAGGCTGCGGCTCTGGAACCGAGGCTTGCGGCTGTGGTGCAGGAGGACTTTCCCCTACAACACTAAACTCTTGAGTGGGGTCGAACCTCGGTGTTTCAACAGTATCGCCGGTAGGTATGATCTCGCTGTTCAGCATCGACCTGCGGACTTGGTTGATCTCTTGTACTGGGACCCGCTGCAGGATTCTATTTTCTCGTTTGACGTTTACTTCCCGCGCCACTTCTCGGATCAACGAACGGCTGATTTTAATGGGGTCGTACCTGTTTCGCAGGACATCTACGAGCTCCTTTCTTGACAGTCCAGTGTTCTGGAATGCTCGGAAGATCTGTGCACGGTCCATCCCTGCACTCATGGCGGCATCGATTTTGACTTTTAGCCGAGCTTGGTGGCTTCGCTTCGCCTCGTTGGCTTGAGCGTACGCAGCCAAAATGCTCTCCACCGTGGCGTCGTTATCATCCGCCACCTTTGTGAAGATTTGAACAGCACTTGATCTGTCTGCAGAGTATGACCCTGCATCATACGCCAAGCTACGACCGATGTTTATTTTCAACGGACGAAGACCCGTGAGCATGGTCCCCGCTTCTTCCGCAATGGTAAATGGATCACCTGTTTTACTGGGCTCCCCTGCAAAGGCGCGGTTGACCCTGCCAGAAACAATCTCTCCACCTTTGACAGTGTACGCTTGTTCCACGATCCCAGGAATAAAGGCTCCCGCAACGTGGACCAAGGACTTAGAGAGCTTGTCCCCCCACAGTTCACCGGACTCATATATCTCAGCGCCTGTTTGAGTTCTTCCATCGCGGATAGTTACGTCAACCAATCTCTCGGTGGCCAAGGCCTCTGAAGCAAACGGCTCGGCAAACTTCTTGAACGCAGCCATCGCAGCAAAACCAATGGCCTCGGCGTCACTGGCTCCAACCTCGCCCTTCTGCTGGTATATCTCTAACGCAGCGCGACCTGGGGATCGGAGGAACTCGTACGGCAGCATGTAGGACAGGTCTACTGCGTCGGCGTTTAAATCTTCGTCCGGTTTCTCCAAGAACATCATGGTGCTACCCGCAGACCAGAACGGTTTGTTCTTTTCCAGCAGGTCTTCCTCGGCCTCGGTGATCCCCAGCATGGTGTGGGAAGCATCGCGCATTGCCATAGGTGCAACACCCGCCATGGAAACGTATCCTGTTAGACGCTCTGCACCGATACCACGTACTTGACGGGCGAACGCTTTAGCTTGCTGCTCACCCATAGCCTGGATTAGTTCAGGTGTCGCCTTGAAGCCCATCTCTTTGACAGCGCGGTTCAGGATGTTGCCTGATGTGCGAACGATCTCAGCAGGGAAGGCCATGAAGTTACCCATGACCGGGATCCGACGAAGTGATTTGATAGCTTCAGGGACCATGGAGTAGGTAGGCATGGTTTGCTTGATCAAATCCGTAGCAAACATATTGCCAAAGTCGGTGCCTGCAATGGAGGATGTACGCTGCGCTAGACCAGCTTGCTTAAACGCAGCTTGAACCGCGGGGTCCACATTCTCAATGTCGATTCCCGCCCTACGCATCGCTGCGCCGTAGCGGGCCTTCTCGCCAAGAGCGCCGACAATTTTCCAGTAATCGTCGCCCAACTGGTAGGTTTTCTCCATGAACTTAACACCTGATCCAATAACAGGTGTTCCACGGACCAACTTTCCGCCCTGACCAAGGAGCGCGGTCACTCCAGACTCGGTCTGCTCTTCAAGCAGCTTTCGCATTTCGCTCAACTGAATGTTCTGACCGATGGCTCCTTCATCCTGCATAGCCTTCAGCAGCCTGAACTGCTCGGGGCTGTCAATGGCGTTAGCCATCAGCACGCTGCCGCTTTCAAAGATACCCATGTTTCTGCCAAGCAAACCATTTGCACCCACAACAAACGTGTTGGACAAGAAGTTTCGTACTTGAGACAACGGGTTAAGAACTGTCTTCGTCATTTGAGACAGGCCTTTGAGCTGCAAAGACACAGCCAATGCATCCTGAACAAACGACTGTGCTCGACCGGGCGTGGTTAAGCTGTTCGAAATCTCAGTGGGAACGTAGTGCCCAGACAGTGATCCGTACTTGCCGCCGAATGCATTCAGTTCATTTGCATCACCCATCTTGGTGTAGTTCATTTTTGGGCCTGTCAGGAACTTGACTTGATCGTCGGTGAGGTTGTTCCCGTTGATAGCGAAAGGCCTGCCTCCGGTTGCGTTCATTTTTTCAATAGCCTCGTCTAAAAACTGCACCTGACCAGGCGAAGATAATGACTGCGACGTGCTGCTTATTGAATCGAACAGGCGTTGTGACGCCATGGTGGTGGACATGTTGTCCACGGTACGAAGGAATGCCTCCTTCGGATTGCGAACCTCGCCCATCATCTCCCGCAGTAAAGGGGCTTGGTCCAAGAACTCAGAACGGCTTTTAAGCATGCCGTCCGCCAGCTTAAACAAGGACGTCCGACCAACAACTTCTTGTGCGCCTTCGGCTACGTCAGAAGCGCTTTGCCGCGCAGCAGCTTCCGGTGTCAGGCCAAAAGAGTTTACAGACGCCCTGTCAAAGATGTCGTTGATAAACTGGGTGGCCTGTTGGTCCGCGGTCTGAGTGTCCAGTGCAGTGTTTTTAGTCTGGATGATTGTCCGCAGCTGATCTTTTGCCGCTTTATACTGCGGCAGGGTCGCAGGGTCTACGTCGCTGAACTTCTTCGGGTTTAAGTGTAATTCATACAGCCGACGAATGTATGTCCCCTGCTGGTTTTGAAACTTCTCGAGCAACTCGCCTTGCTGCTTTGAGTTCAAGTTTGGAGCGGAGCGGACGGAAGACTCGAACTCTTTGCTCAAGTCGTCAACCTTGTTGCGCATAGCATTTGCTGCACTGCGGGCCTCGTTTCCATACACACGACCGAACGCTTTGGGGCTCATCTCCCCGGTAATATAGTCCATTGTGTCGTTGTTTGCGCGTTCGGCAGCAGCTTTTCCCCGGCCTAATAGGCGTTGTAACCGAATGGCTTTTTTAATTGCAGACTCGTAGTCCTTAATCAGACGTGTCGCAGATGCTTCTTGGGCCTCCGACATCCCCTCCGCCGTGCGAACAGCAGTCATGACCTCTCCTGGGGCCAAGCCGTCTGCCGTGAAATTCTTCTTCAACCACTTTGCGGACCTAGGAAAATTACCTGCAGCTTTTTGTCCAAGTAAATCCATCCCCGCGGATAAACCTCTGGCCATAGACGGCATCCCTGATAGCTCACTGCTACCTATACCTCGGATCGTGGCCCCCGCTACAGGAAGCACGATCTCACCCGCAAGGTTGAACGCCGCGCCCTCAGAGCCAAGGCGGAGCTTGTTTCTAAGGCGTACCGCAGAGAGTGCTTTCCCTGTCAGGTTTGTTTCGTCCTCAGTGCGTAAGAAATCAGGCATAGCGTCCCAGCTGTCAGCCAGAGTTGTGTTGGTGCTGGGGGAAACAAGGATGTCCGCAACGCCTGTGCCCATCGTGGTCAATGCTGCACGGCCTGTGCGTGTTTGAGTCACGGCTTTCGGCGCACTGCGGCCAAACATTTCAGCGGACTTACCAAACCATGTCCGAGCAGCGGCAATCGCGGTCCCTGATTGCAGGGCCTTGCGAGTTTTGTCTGCCTTTGAGACCCAGTTAAACACACCGATCCCTGGAGCACCGTAGTTTACAATCGTTTCAACGACCTTCCCTGCGGTTCGTTCTGGTGTTAGACCAAGGTTTGTTTTCGTGTCTTGAAAAAACTTTGTTGTGGCTTCTTGCGAACCCTCGTCCGCAACACCCGCGGCCTCAAGGCCCATGGCTCCGAGTTCACCGAGGCCCTGTGCAATGTCCACGACCCCAGCGCCCGCACCACGGGCAATCGAACCGATAACCGTTTGGTCAGACTCAGGTTCACTTCCCTCTACCGTAAAGGGCTGATTAGGATCAAACGCAGAGGGCTCTGGTTCAGCAATCGAAAAAGGTTGCGTGGGATCGAACTCCGCCATGGTTACCCCTTATTTTTCTAACTGGCTTGCAGGAACAGTAAACGTATTTCCGTTTTGGGTCACCGTTACCATCTCTTCAGTGTCTCCACCCTTTTCGTCATCTTGGTCCGTGCCAAAATAGTACGGACGTAATGCCTTGTCTGCAGCGGCAAGAGCGGCCTCCATTGAAGGGTACTGCCCACTGTCCAGACCTTTTTGGGCCAGCACACGGACAGCATCAACGAATGGCTCGGCCTGTGTCCCACTGCCTGATGGCCGCATCCCCGCAACAGTTCGTGCATTACGCAACCTTGCTTCAAGCCTACGGTCCTCATTGGCCTCTGACAATGCCAGCATGGAGATTTCATCCTTGCGTTGTTGTGCGGAGGTCCGATCATCTTTCATCATTTTGGTGCCTGCGAGCAGGCCGTTAGCGATGTTTGACAGAGCGTCGGGGCTTTCCCCTGCGGCAATAGCAAAGCCGATCATGGCCATGTTGTGCCACACTTCCTTTTCGGAGTCCTTGTCGTCCATGCCCAACATTTCGCTGAACAGTTTTTCATATGCCTTGACCGAGTCCCTTGAATTGAGGGTCACGTCTTGGCCAGTGGCCGTAGAAATTACTACGTCTGAAAACTTCGTGCTCTTCTGTCCAGCAGGACCGTCTTGCGTGGCTATATCTTCCAACGCGGCCATACTGTTGTCCGCGTTCATTCGGTTATCAACCGCTTCATCCGCTTTCGCCGCCGCCGCTTCCGCTTTCGCCGCTTGAATCCGCTCGATCTCTGCCTCCGCCCCAGCAGTATTGGGCATAGCAATCGGTGGTTCTTCGTATGGCGTCATCTGCATGCGTTCGTTGTCGGATAACGATCTGTTTCTTATCTCAAACAATTCCGCTTCTTGCTCGGCAATGCGCTGATCCTCTTGAGGGAATCGGTCTACAGGCTGCGCGATGTTCGGCTCTTGGAAACCAACAACGTTGTTGTCCGCGTTCATTCGTCGATCAACGTCGCTCTCGTCGCTCGCAATCGAAAGCCGATCCCTGAAGCTGCTCGACGCAACTTCGTCCATGGTCATTGGAATGCCAGTGCTGGTATCAATCCCTCCGAGCGGATCAGGGCTAAGCATCGATTCCGATGCCGTATCGCCCATTGGAGCATCAAAGTTCAACTCTCGGTTGTCGCTAAATGGTGCCATAGACTCTAGGCCAAAGTCGGGGATCGAAGGCGCATCCATAATACGGGCTTCGATTATAGACGATGGAAGGTCGCCGCCGAGTTGTTCTGCCGGAGCGCCTTCTGCGAACAAAGCCTCGTCTCCAGCGGCTATAGCGCGAAGCGAGTCCGCCTCGATCCGAGCCAACGGGTCTTCCTCGGGGTCCTCGGGGAAACCGCTCTGGTTAAACAGACGGTAGGCGTTGTTGTCGGAACCTTCCGGAGGGGCGTAGGCGTCTTGTCCAAAGTCTCTGAGATCTTGGGCTACTCCAAAAGCACCCCTGCTGAGTTCGCCCCCACCTGAAACCAGACCTGCAACGTCGGCAGCAAGTGCAGCTCCTTCAGCCACCAAAAGGGACGCAGTGCCTGCAATGATGTTCGCAGTGTCCAACAGTGTAAGACCTACGTTCTGTGCAATCTCCTTAACAGACGCGCCAGCTTTAGCCATGTCGACGACACGCATTTGGTTTGAAACTTCTGCACTGATCGGTTGCGCCTGTTGAAACTCTTCAAGGCCCGTGAACTCTGGTGTTCGGAAAGACGGGTTCATGTATGCTTGAAGAGCTTCCCTGCGTTGTTGATGTCCGCTGGACATCAACAATGGCATAATGCCTGGGCTCTGCGGCTCCGGCATACCTGCTGCGCCCATCAAAACTCTGCCGCCTTGGTCAAACTTCTGTACTTCGCCCATCAGATCATCCGATGAAGCCATTATCCCGCTCATTTCGGCTAGGCGATTACGTGCGCCTCGGTCCACAAAGAGCTTTCTGTTCGATACGTTCATGGTAACTCCTTACTGGGCGCGATACATGCCGTAGAGACCGCCAGCAATTCCGCCGAGCTGCGAAATTGTACTTGGTGACGGTGTTGAGGCCGATGTGAATGTAGACTGTCCGATAGGCATACCTTGGTAGATATCTGAGTAGAAGCCAAGCTCCTGCATCGGCTGTTGGTACTGCTGATACTGGTTCGCGTACTGCGCGTCCAGAACTGCTTGCTGCTGGCCCTGCTCTTGCCCGCCCAAGCTCAACATTGTGTTCATGTCGTTCAGGTTGAGACCCTGCTGTGCTTCGCCAAGCTGTGCTTGTTGCATGCCCAAGGAGCCAAGACCTTGGCTCGCGTTTGATATGCCCGAACCAAGTGATCCGTACTGCCCAGCAATCGCACCCATCTGACCAGCCCCAGCCAGCCCCATTTGACCGTACTGCTGGCCCATCTGGCCAATTTGACCACCGAGACCTGCTGTTTGGCTCGCGCCCTGCATACCCATTTGAGCGCCCTGCATACCGAGACCTGCGCCTTGTTGCGCTGCCTGCATGCCCAGTTGCCCTGCTTGTGCGCCCATGCTGCCTGCGGATTGTGCGCCAGCGAGGCCCATATTCCCTGCAGATTGTGCGCCCTGCATACCCATCTGTGCGCCCTGCATCTGAGCTGCGCCAGCCTGCTGTGCAGCACCCATACCCATTTGCGCCGCTTGTGCGCCCATGGCTCCGGCTTGGCCTGCCGCCGCCATACCCTGCTGTGTTCCAGCGAGGCCGAGTTGAGCACCTTGAGCTGTGTTCGAGGCAGCTTGGTTTAAACCAGCGAGGCCGAGTTGTGTTGCTTGTGCTGCGAGATTTGCCCCCGCCTGTGTTCCAGCCTGCGCCGCTTGGCCTGCTTGGCCCGCCGCAGTCATGCCTAGTTGAGAGGCCTGCATACCAGAACCCGCGCCAGCAATTCCGAGTTGCCCTGCCTGCCCTGCCATCGCGCCCGCTTGGTTAACACCAGACAAACCGAGTTGAGCCCCTTGCGCCGTTGTACTTGCTTGGCCCTGTAGGCCCTGCATGTTTGCTGCACCCGCTTGGTTTGCAGCGTTTAGGCCGATTGTCCCAGTTAGGTTCGCCCCTTGGATCTGACGGCCCCTCGCCGCTTCGTACGCAGACTGCGCTCTTTGCGAGGCACTTTCGTACCCAGATTGCCGCAGTCCTGCCGCGGTTTTACCTTGCGTATCAAGGACATTTCTTGCAATTTCGGCTTGCGCAATTCCTTGGCGAGACCCGCCGAATGCTCCTGCGCCAGCCGCGCTTGCACCCAACGCATTTTGCTGTTGCTGCCCAGCACGGGCAACGTCTGCCAATGCAGAATCAATTACCGACTGCTGATACGGGTTCATGTAGTTATCGATGGATGAAGGATCAAACTCTAGCGCCGAACCAGAAAGAGCGTCGATGGCCGTGCGCCCTGCTCCACTGATGTCTCTTGCCGCACTCGCTCCCGCGCCGCGCATGCTCTGCCCTATTGCAGGTAGACGGCTCAATGCGTCTTGTCCGATCTGACGGGATGCCATCTCGGAACTCATAAGGCCTTCAACACCACTTTGCGCAGACGCAAGACCGTACTGCCCCAGCTCGTCTGCTGCACTGCCTGCTCGTAAAATGTTTTGAGCCGCGGTTTGGCCCTGCTGCTCAATCCGCTGACCGTATTCCGGCAGCTGCTGCAGTGCTCCAAGTCCAATACTCTCGGCCCGCTGGCCGTAGCCAGCGACGTTTGCTCCAGCGCCTAACGCTGTCTGCTGCGCCAAAGCGCCAATGTCTTGTATGTCCCCAGCCGAACCTACCAAAGCGTTTTGACCTGCGCCGACTTGTCCTAAAATATTCTGGGCTGTCTGCTGCGAACTATTAAACCCTGCGTTTGCAGCGTCAGTTATTCCACGGACACCGCCCGCCGCAGCCAATTCTCCGCGTTGAGCCGCCCCTGTAAGAGCGTTTTGACCGCCCACGGCCTGCTCCAGCACACCCTGACGGCCTAGAGCCGCCGCGTCTACGCCAGCTTGCGCTGCCGCTTGGGTCTGGGGGATTGCGTTTTGCATCTGTTCGATAGCAAAATCTCGGTAAGGCATGGCCCCACCAACAGAGCCCGACACCATCTGTTGCGCTGCCGCAAGAGGGTTATAACCCTGCTGCATAGTCTGTAGACCCTGCTGCACGCCAGAAACACCCTGACCAACAGAGTTTGCCCCTGCCTGAAGCATGGGTAGGTAGGATCCAACCCCGGATTGAGCCAGCTGCGTAGCTTGATCCTGCAGTGGAGTGCGGCCCGCAACCTGTCGGTTGGGCATCTGCAAATCAGCAAGCTGTTGATCAGTAAGATTACCAGAGCGGGCTTGGTATTGACGCATGGCCTCTTCAAGAATGCCCGCATACTCCCCAGTTCCGTTCCCGGCCATGTAGTTCTTCATCCACTCTGGGATGTCTTGAATTTGGGTGCTTGTGTTAGTTTCGACCATTATGCGGATCCTCGCTCAAATTCTCTCATCATAGCGTACATATTCGCAGCGCCTTTTTCTCTGTTACCATCTCCAGCGCCCTTAACAGCTCGCTCGGTCATGACAAACTCTCCGTCGGACAAAGCGGCTTTCTGAACAGGTCGTCCGTGTTGGTATATATCCGCGGGAATCGAATCGCTGCGTCCCGTTCCCGGCCCTTCCACGTATCCGCCCATAGCAAACGCAGTGGAGTAGTGATCGTATCCACGCGTCTCGTTCCGAGACTGAGCCACCGATCTATCAAACTCGTCCCGCTCTTCTGCCGTGTCGAACCTTCTGCCAGTGTGCTCAGACAAGAACAGCTCTTGGCCAAAATCACCGCTGGGGTTAGACAACTCTTCCACAGCTCCGAGGGCCGAGAGCCCACCATACAACATCATAGGGTTTCCGCCCATGATGTTGTCCATCAGGCCTTTTTCAGCGGCCTGTTCCGCCCCTGTGCTGGCCAGCTGCTGAATAGCCGTGTCTTGAATGGTCGCCGTAGCTGCACTCGCTAACTGCGGCGCTCCGGCCATTTCAGCAAGCCCGGCCCCTGTGCCGATTCCTAAACCGCCAATGCCTCGTGTTATTGCGCCGCCAATGCCGCTGTTCTGTACAGCAGGGCCAAAGAACTTAGCGCCGACACCCGCAATCAACGCGTTCTTGATGGCGTCCTTAGGCTTCTCCTTGTCAACGATCAACGAGCCCAGACCAGAGCCAATAGCGGAATACATAGCTCCGCCGCCAGGAATCAACAGTCCAGCTAGTCCCCCGAGTACAGCTCCAAGACCCATTACGACATCCCTTTAATTGCTTCGGGCGCAGTCACAGTGATGGCTGTGCTACGCGCCTCTGTCCCCACCCAGCGCTGCCCACAGTCGGGACAGGTTCCGTCGGGGTAGCTGGCGATTTCTTCTGCTGTATCTACAATGTTTTCGCAGTGGATACAGCTAACTGTATCTGAACTGGTTGCAGGTTTCCAGCGGGAGCCGTCAGGCATTGTGATTACTGTCATGTTATAGTCACCGTTACTGTTCCGACAGTGCCCGTGGCCTGTGACCCACGAACATATGGGGCGTGTGTTAATGGAACTCTAACACACCCGTCATGGCTAAAGATAGCCCCAGGCTCTAGGCCGCTGTCGTCTGTTTGAAGATTTGTGAAGACGGAGAAAGTATTACGGCCTTCACCGGGGTTTTGTATTTGCGTCAAGTACACCGAGAACGACCGAACAAGCTCTGCTACATACTGCTGATCGTAGTTAGCAGGGGCAACAGGAAAGAATGGAAGGACTAGGTTTCGAGACATTATCGCATCCCGTCAGGCTGTATGTCTACTCTTGGGGACCCAAGACGCCATGTAGTACCTGTGTCGGTAGTTTCAATCTTAAATGCAAACGAGCGGCCTCTCAGCCGGACGTGTACTTGCTCAGTAAACTGCTCCACTGGAACAGTCGCAGTCCTCTCAACCAGTTTGGAGTTGCTTTGCAGGTAGTTTCCGCCAGGAAAGTTTCTCGTTTTCAAAGTCATCGTCGCCTGCGGAGTTTGGTTTGTACTGTCCCTGAAGGTTAGGTCCGGAATCATCCGGCGCAGGAACGCAAACTGATCGCCCTCGCCAAGATCCATCTGGCTGCTTTCGATGTAAGCGGTAATGCCCGAGGCAGGGTTTGTACTGCCGTCATCCAGACCCTGCTCTTGATAGTACAAAACATGGTCTGAGGCCGCTGCAACGGGGAGCGACTCAACCCCGCGGTCGAGCCAGCATGTGCGATTCATAGATCCGTAGTACCAAATCTGCTGCTGATAGTTGTACACAACGTAGCTGTCGTTTTCGTTGCTCGACGCTGACGGGTAGAACCACCATACTTCTGAAAACGCTGTGTTTGTTCCAGCGGTTACTTTTTCTAGCTGCGAAGAGTTAATGTTGCTGAACACAAAGTCTCGGACAGTGCAGGGCAGACGCTGCACTGCGCCGCCGTACACGTAGAACTCTTCCGCACCCATCCAAAACACGTTGTCTTCTACCGCAATCGCCGCCAAGGGGCTGGCGATGGTAATGTTTTCGGACACGGTGTTAATACCGAACGTGAACGGTGCTCCCAAAAACTGCATCGCGTGGAGCGATACGTCTGTAAACACCAGAACTTGCTGACGTGTTTCGACGGCTGTGACAATCTCGGAGCCAGAACCAAGGCGCAAATCACCCGCCGTGTTAGTCGCTGTAGCGTTCCACTCAGTCAAAGACGCTTGGTCCGAGAACCGAATGAGCAACGGGTCTTGTACGCCGGGGTCAAGCTCACTGTCACAGCCGAACGCGATGACGTGACGGTCCCGATCAGAGACAAGAACTTTTTTGGCTATAACAGGGGTCGTGTTAGCCCCAGGCAGAGATGCAAGCTCAACAGCTCTAGTGCCTACTCCGTTTGTCTTGTCCCAATAGAATAAATCACCGTCACGCACGTTGAGCAGCAAGTCTTCACCAAAGTTGTCATGGGACCATATACGCAAAGTTTGCCCAGAGGCGTCCAGTGAAGCTGCACTGCCCCACGCTCCGCGGCTCCAAGTGCCCGCACCCCAACCTGTACCTGTGATTGTCGTGTCCAGACCCGTGTTGATCTGGTAAATGCCCACAACAGAAGACCCACCGTTCCCACTGTCGCTTGTTGAAGCGAAGACGTACGCAGGGGACAAACCCGTGGTCCCCGTAATGCTGGGGATCGATGTTCCCGCTTCTCTAGCGTCAATGTAATAAGAGTTTACAGTGGAGACATAGACGACTTGATACTCTTGGTTTAAAACATCGGCGGTAAATGCATCACCCAATGTGACAGCGCCTGAAAACGTAACAAAATCGCTTTCTAACGCGCCATGATCAGCATCCGTGACGATAATCGTGGAACACTTAACCGCGGCACTTGTGCTGTGAGGTGTCGCAGTTGTCCCGCTAAATCCTCGGACGCACCCTACTAGAGTGTTGGCAGACACCGCGGCGTAGCTTATTGTCTCCGCGCCTATCTGAATAACACCCGTGTCAGGGAAGCCAGAGGTGCTTGTCAGTGGAATCGTGTTCTCTAAATCGTCAATTGCCGCCGACAGGGTGTTGGCTGCAGCGTTAAACGTAACGTCGCCCGCCGCCGTTGTTGTACGAATAGGCGTAATGTCGTTATAAGAACCACCCTCGTTGATGTAGTATTTAAGATGCGTACCAACTCCCAGATACCGATCTCCTTGCAGAGAGACCCACGGGTGCAGAGCACGGCACGTACCTAAAAAATAAGTGGAAGACGTCGGCTCCCACCCACCTATTTTCTCAGGAAATCCGAAACGGAACCGAACCTTGTCCATGTCAAACCACCCGCCCTCATTCGAGTACGACGTGGTCTCACGGTTGATACCGGGGCGGAACTGAAGTTTGGTTAACGGCATCACAAATCTCCTGCTGTTGAGTTTATACACAATATTTTAGTTTGCGCCAGTGTTTGCAAGGTGGTCGCTACTTACACCCACAACTGGATTTTTAGCCCAACTGGCAGGCTTGGGGTCGGACGCCTGCCACTAATTACACTACAATCTCAAAATGCGGCCCATCAATAAATGGCCTACGACCCTGTGAGCGACGCAAGTCAACATAGGCGTTCATGGCTTCTTCCATTGTGCCATCCCAGTCTCGGATGTCCTCAATGTGCCAGCAAGCACCCCAGCGCAACGGGACGCCAAGCTGTATTGCGGCCTCTTTCATCGCGTCGGCAAGGTCATCGTACAGGTTAAGTTCCCAAGACCCACGCGAACCGATATACGCCATTAGATCGACAGCGTTGCCCCCGATATGCTTTGAGTTCATTGTCTTGCTGGCCCCCTTGGCCACAAGTTTACGCTGCTCCTCAACTGTGCGAAGCCCGCAGATAACGCCGAAGTCAGTTTTCGTCATGCCGATGGCAGCGCGGACGACAGCGACTAAGCTCGCGTCTACGCCCTCAAGCCGACCAAGGCTGCGTTGTGATAGTTTGTAAGTCATTTCTTAAACCCCTTCATAGTTCTGATACCAAAGCTCGCTGCGATACTCGCATACATTGCCCACTGAAACCAGCTCGGCGCTTTTTCTAGGTTGGCAAATCCCTCGGCCATGTAGGGCTGAAGTCCGGGGATAAAACTGCCGATTACAATGGCGATGAAAGCCACGGTCCACGCTTCATCTTTCCAGCTATCCTTGCTGGCCTCAATAGCTGATTGCTCCCAGCTAATTTCACCTGTGGCTATCTTCATTTTCGTTTCAGCTTCAGCTTTCTTAACAGCAGTCTTGCCGTCAATCACGCTGGTTGCCAGACCGACAACGCTGTTTAAAATTGCACCAATCATAACTTAATCCTTCTTGGCTTGATACGCATTGGCACCAAAGAAGGCACCAAGTATCAAGCTGGTTGCTGGGAAGTAGATCGTGGCCATAGAGCCAAGGATGTCCGCCGCAGCGGGCAAGCCGATAAAGATAGCGCCAATGACAAAAAAGGGATAACCCAACATGCCAGCAAGCACCCACCAAATCATCTTGCGGGATTGGTCGCGCTGGGCGTTGTCATCTTCGATACGCATTCGGCGGTCTTGCATCAGCAGCTCACGCTCATCAATGTCCAAGACACCGTTGCCGTTCAAGTCATAGTCATTCATAGCGGTTTTCCTAACTCGTCAATCGCATCCCATGTACTGT